TTCTTGTCACCATTATCTTCTTCAATGTTCCAGATTTTGAACAAGCTGACATGGTGGACGAAGTGCAATTTGCGGCCTTCAATTGTGTAGGCTGGTGGTTTGGTGACAGAATGACCCGTAAGCGATGAACTCCTACGAGAAAGACATCATTGTGGCTTCCACCCCAGCGGCAGCAGCATTAGGTCTAAGCCAAATTAACCATCTTATTGGTATTATTGGCGGTCTGGTGGGATTGGCCTACCTCATTTGGAAATGGCATAAGGAATACAAGAAGGAATGAATCCTCGTAAGCTACCCTGTAACAGCCCTAGACGCGACATTAGCGGCGGAAAAAAGTCCGTGGTCCGCGCCTGTGCTAATGGGCAGTCCAAGGTGATACGCTTTGGGGACGCCAATATGTCCATCAAGAAGAGCCAACCTAGCCGGAAAGCCTCCTATTGTGCCCGTTCCGGCGGCATTAAGGGCACCTCTAACAAACTATCGGCAAATTACTGGAGCCGAAGGGCATGGGGATGCTAATATGATTTATATGCCCAAAACTCCTCAAGCATCCATCTCCGTCTCGGAGAATGCCATTCAATTCAAGTATGGTCCTAATGTGGACAAACCAAAGAGCGGCTTCAAAACGGTCGTTCGTCAACCCAACCCAACTAAACGTAAGGCAGTGAAATGAAAAACAACGAAGGCAAGTATAAGTCCAAGAAGCAGATGATGAAGCATGAGAAGATGGAGGGCAAGAAGGAGCCCAAGGGCTTTGGTAAAGCAGGCTACGGCAAACGTAAGTCCTGTTCGTAAAGTTTACCGTAAATAGTGCAGGGATTTACACCAAGCCCACCCTACGGAAGCGCATCTAAGGGGTTGAGCCGAGCTGAAATTGCGGCCACCAATGCGGCCAAACGTAAGGGAATGAAGGCTGGTAAGCAGTTTGTAAAGCAGCCCAAGTCCATTGCGCGCAAGACCGCCGCCTACCGTTAGAGAGAGACCAGCTTGCTGGTAGAATGAGCCAATGCCACGCTATAGCTCATTCGGTAGATTCGACAACCAGCAGGTAGATGATGGGGACACTGTTTTCCAGCGGATAAACAGCCGCTTACGTCCCGATCAGCTTAAAGCTGGAGAAGTGGCGTTGAGTGAAAACGGGCGCATGGATGTAGATGGCGCATGGCAAGTGCGTAAGGGCATTTCTGTATTTGGTGCGCCCATTACGAATGGCACTACAGCCCTCACCCTACCATTTACGCTCTATGCTAATAAGACGATTACAAGTGCAAGTCGTTTAGCAACGCTAGTCACTGTAAGCACTCACCCGGTGGCTCATGGATTTACTAGCAACACGTTAGTGTCCATTGTAGGGCTAAATGGAACACTTGCCACCTCTTCCAACAGGCTAATTACGTCCACCGGAAGCACCACCTTTACGTTTGTAATGCCGGGGCTCACTGGCTATGAAGCATATGCTGGTAGCGGTGTAGCGGGTGCGCCCATTCTGGACGACTCAGCCATTAACAACGTCTATGGTAGCTGTTTGTTTTCAGACCCAGCTTCTAATAGCTCGGAATACATCATTTTGGCTACCAACACCAAAGCAAGACTATTCAAATTATCTGATACAAGTTCAATAGAAATTGCTTATCCTTTAGCCATAGCTCTTTCCGCAAACGTCAATCTCATCCAAGCCTTCAACTATGTGTTCATCTTTCGGGATGGGCTTACAGCTTTGCAGTGGGACGGTAATTTAAACATCATTCCCGGGGCCTTTGAAGTTGGTAAGAAATACACCATTCTAACCCTTGGAGCCAACCCTCAGTTTACATCTATTGGCGCGGCTTCCAATACCGTTGGAGTGGTGTTTACAGCTACAGGGACAGGCACGGGGACGGGCACGGCGGCAAGTAGCTTCACCCTAGTTGAAAACGGCGACTACACCCAGCCCACCATCTTTCAGGCTTCCGGCAATGCCGTCATTGCTTCTGGCGTTGTCACCATTACGGCTACATCCCACAACGTAGAAGTGGGAGACTTCGTTCGCATTAGCGACAAGGGAACTACGGGGCTTAACAGCTTGGAGCAATACTTGGTGTATGAAGTAGCGGCCAACACATTTAAGTTTAAGGCTGACGCTCCCAATACGTCTAGCCCGGCTACGGTAGCCGTAGGCAAGAGACAGTCTATTGGACTGGGTTTTACCCATATGCCCTGCCCTGAGTATGCCATCTATCACCAGCGGCGGCTTTTCATGCCTTTCAAGTTCTTGTCCACTGGTTCTTCTGGTAGCCCCACTATTACGGCTAGGAACGTAGCAGATGAAATTATTGTCTCAGACATCCTAGACCAAAACACTTACGATCAAATCCAGAATCAGTTCCGCATTGCTTCTGGAGGCGCAGATTACACGGTGGCCCTACAGCCGTTTGCCGAGGACAATCTCATTGTATTCAATCGGAACAGCATCCATTTGATTAGCGGTATTGGCGCAGATTTGGGTAATGCTGTGGTGAGAGAAATTACACGGGAAGTGGGATGTTGCTCACGCAAGTCCATTGCTCAGGTGGGCAACAAAATCATGTTCCTCTCTGACAACGGGGTTTATGGCATTGAGTTTGACGATCTTTACAACCTTCGTGGTGTAAGTGTTCCTCTTTCTGAAGCCATCAATCCCATCATTGAGGACATTGATCCCACCTTGGTTACAAACGCGGTAGGCGTCTATCACAACAATCGTTATTACTTGGCCTACACTGCTAAAAGGCAGACAGCCAATAACAAGATGATGGTTTACAACTTCTTAAATGCAGGTTGGGAAAGCATTGATGTTGTCAATCAGCAGGGATGGAACATCCGTGAGTTTGTTAGAGCAGGCGCGGGTGGGATCAACAGCCTCTACGCCATTACAGAATTTGGCGGCATCCATCTTATTGATAGCGGAATAGCAGCCGTAGATACGCTTGCATTGGACATTGGCGGAGCTTCCACAACCCACAGCATCGAAGCCGCGCTTACTACTCGTCAATATACCTTTGGCACTATGGACCGTAAGAAGTTCAACTCTTACGAGATTCACATGGAAAGCTCGCCAGATATGGAGTCCAACTTGGCTATTTCTTTGGAGACAGAAAACTTGGATGGAAATCAAAGCTATGGTAGTTTGGGAATTGTAGCTTCAGGTGACGATGCTAGTTTCCGTGGTCGTTTAGGAAACAAACGAGCTTATGGCGCACAATTTTCTGTGTCTCAAACCGTAGGTAGGCCCAAAGTTCGCGCTGTTAAAATCACGGGTATGCTTGCGTTTGCCTCCACTACTTCCGCTTCCTAATGTCTGACATCAACAAAGGCTACACGTTTACGGACAAGTCCACGGACTGGGCTTCCAATAAAGAGACGGCCATTCGGCTGAATAAGATGTTGGACGACGCCAAGATTAACTTGGTGGCTGGAACGAACATCACCATCACCCCTACGGCAAATGGTCCGTCCATTTCGGCTAGTGGAGGTGGGACAGGAACGGTAACTGCGGTTACTGGAACGCTACCAATTCTTAGCTCAGGTGGGACAGCTCCAGATATTTCCATCAATGCTGCAACCACTTCAGCGCCGGGCAGCATGAGCGCAGCAGACAAATCTAAGCTAGATGGCATTGCTGATGGTGCTCAAGTAAATGTGCCTACAAATTTGGCGCAAGGCACCAGAACAACTACTACTGTGCCTGTTACAAGTTCTACGGGAACGGGAGCAACATTGGATATAGCAACTAATTTGCTTGCCGGTGTAATGAGTTCGGCGGACAAGGCCAAACTAGATGGCATTGCTGCAAATGCAAACAACTACTCACTTCCTAAAGCTACAAGCACAGTATTGGGCGGCGTTGAGTTGTTTAGTGATACGGTGCAAACGGTAGCCTCAAACGCTGTAACCGCTACGTCAGCGCGGACCTATGGAGTTCAGTTAAATGCAACCGATCAAATGGTTGTAAATGTCCCGTGGGTTGACAGCACTTTTGCCGCTCAGACCGAAAAGACATTCTTTGCTGGTCCAACCTCCGGTGCTGCGGCGGCTCCTACGTTTAGGGTAATAGCTTCTACCGATCTTCCCGCCTTTGGCTCAGGTGATGTGTCCTTTGCGGTAGCGGGAGGCGCAGGAACCATTGGAGCAGATAGAGTAACAAACGCTCAGCTAGCAAACATGGGAGCGACTACGGTTAAAGTAAACGCCACCACTAGCACAGCCGATCCAACAGACTTGTCGGTTGGCATTAACACCGTGGTTGGCCGAGTAGCGGGCGACATTGTTGCGGC